GAAATGCTGCTTCAGTTGCTACAACTATTTTATCTACGGATTGTGTAATTAACAACTTAAGGGTTACAAATGAAAAATAAAAAAACACTAAGTTGTCAAGTATGTGAAAAAAAATATTTTGGACATTACAATACTAAGTTTTGTTTTTCATGCAGAAAAATTTGTAGATATTGTGATAGAAAAATTGAAGATGGATCTAGAGGTAATATCTGTGCTTCTTGTAGAAATAAAAAATACAAGTATAGTTTAACAGAAGAAGAAATGTATAAATGGCTAGAAGCAGATAAATGTGATTGTTGTGGTGGAAATTTTAAAAATCATAGAGATAAAAGTCAAGATCACAATCACGACACTGGAGCCAATAGAGGTATAGTTTGCCAAAATTGCAATATTTTCATAGGTTTTGTTGAAAATAATAACTTAGAAGATGTTATTAATTATTTAATTAAATACGATGAAGGCAATAGGTAGAAACTTAATAATAAAAAAAGTAAAAGAAGGTACAACCGCTACAAAGGGTGGTTTACTTCTTGCTGAAAACCAAAGAGAAGATATTAGGTATATAATGGCTGATATAGTTTCTGTTGGAGATGAAGCTTCAGGAATAAAAGTTGGTGATCAAATTTATTATGATCGTCACGCTGGGCATAAGATAGAGATCGACAAAGATGTCTATCATGTTATAAAAACTCAGGATGTAGTTGTTGTTCTATGAAAAGGCTAGAAGCAGGTGATATTAAAGAATTAAACCTGTTAAAACATTATCGAATAATAAGACAATGGGCTTGTAGAAACAACGACTTAACTGATGCTGATTTAGAACTACTGATCTACTTTGATTGTATGGATTTTTTTACCAAACAAGACTATAAAATCGGTACGTATGCTTATAGCTGGGATAACACGCGCTGGAACAGATTATTGAAAGAAGGGTGGATTACGGTTTGGAGAGAAAGAAACCACACCACTCAAAAATATCATATATATAAAGTTTCATTTAAGTGCAAGCAGCTAATAAGTAGGATGTATCGTATTATGTTAGGTGAAGAAGATATACCAACAAGTCATCGTAGAAATAATATTATGAAAGGTAAAACTTACATGGATAAAGTTCTACAAGTTGCAATTGATAATGTAAATAAAGATAAAGATAGATAATATGAACAATCTAAACGAACAAATGATAGATCCAACGACTGGTATGCCGGTTGAGACTACTATGGTTCCACCAGCTCCTAGTAATACGCTAGGTGTTGCTAAACCAGTTTTTAACGATACAACTCGTAATGTTGCTCAAGGACTTTATGGTGATGTAGAGCAAAGACAAATGTCTATGGGTAATAGAACGCCTTTGTTTAAAAAGAAATGCTAAAACTAATAAAAGATATTATGAAAAAAAATACACCAGCTGTAAGTAAAATAGAAGAGCAAGGCATTACTGGTGCTAACGCACTTTGGGATGGGCCATTAGATACTAGTGGTTTTCCAATGGGTCAAGGATCTAGTAGTGGTAAAAATGGGATGAAATTAAATCAAGCAGATGTACCTTATTCTGCTGGTCCTATCACGTCTAAGACTTATGCTAAGGGAAATGGCAGGGGCTGATATTAAGCTTTATGCAATAAACACAATATCTTTATTAGTTTCTATGACGAGCATCGAGCCTGTATTGAAGATCACGTTATTATTAGTTACTATAGGGTATACTGTTAATAAGTGGTATCACTTGTATAAGAAAAAATAAAATGATTAGTAAGCATATATCTGATAAAGAAGGTGTTTATTCAAGGACTGCTTTAAGACTTGATATAGACAATACACCTGAACCATATCATTTGGTTAACATGCAGATAATTGCTGAACTTGTTTTTGAACCGCTTAGAGAATGGGTTGGAGGACCTATTAAGATTAATTCTTTTTATAGGTGTAAAGAATTAAACTCAGCTATTGGCGGAAGCTCTAGATCACAACATTGTGAAGGTAGAGCTATTGACTTAGATGACACATTTGGTCATAAGACAAACGCTGAAATGTTTAATTATATAAAAGATAACTTAGATTTTGATCAATTAATTTGGGAATTTGGAAACGATAATAACCCTGATTGGGTGCATGTTAGTTATGTTTCTTCTGATGAAAATAGAAGAAGAATTATGAAGGCTTACAAATTAAATGGCAAATCAAAATACAAACTGATATAATGGCATACATACAAAGTAAATCTCCTTTTTTAAGGACTAAACCTTACGAAGCAGGTATGTCTGCCGCTGAAAGAGAAGAATACAATAGGGAAACTGGTGGAAACCTACAAGCGCCTCAACCAGGAGGTGGTGCGAGAAAAAGATCTTACTGTGCTAGATCAGCTGGTATTAAAAAATGTAAAAACCCAGATAAAAACGGTGATTGTCCAAATGACATCGCAAGACGTAAGTGGAAATGCTAATATTAATATATAAAAAATAAAACTATGCCATTTAAAATGAAAGGTTCTCCATTGAAAGCTATTGGAGATAAAACAACAGGAACTGTAAGAGTAGAAGGGGTAACAAAAAGAATTACATACCAAGATCCACCAAGTTCTGCTAGAACAAACACAATTGGTACTATTCAAGGTCCTACAATTCCAAGAGGTTTTACTATACCTACGATAGCTGACACAACACCTGTTGAAACAAAACCAAAAGCAAAAACAACAACTCCTTCTTCAACTCCTAGACAAAAGAAGGTTACTGGAAATGCTTTTGAAAAAGCAGCTAGCAAACTTGGTGTTACAAATTTACAAAAACAAAAAGTTTCGTTAGAAAATAAAGGTGGTGTTGGAACAGAAATAAAAACAGCTTCTGCCTCTAAACTATCCTCTGATTTAACTAAAAAAACAGCAGCAAAATCTACTAAATCAACTGAAGCACCAAAAAGTAGAAAGAAAATGAAAGCAGATAAAATGGCAAATAAAGTTTCTGATGCTCCAAAAAGCAGAAAAGAAATGAGAATGGCCAAAGCTTCTAATAAGGCTTTAAAAGCTAAAGAAACAGCTGCGTCAAGTACCAAAATGGAGAGTAGAATGGCTGCTGGTGCAAAAGCTAAAAGATTAGAAAAAAGAGCTGGTAGAATAGCAGAAAGAATTAAAAGAAAAAATAAAAAATAATAATTATGCCAAACATTAGTGAAAAAACAGCTTACGACGTTAGAGAAGCAAGTAATCAATCATTGAAAAAATCTACTAGAGATAACTACGCAGAAAACGCTCAAGTAGGAATGAAAGACGATAGTCCAATGTCTATGTACGGATCACCAGCTAAAATGAGTGGTTCTCCTATGAAAATGGGTGGATCTTGGATGAGTAAACACTGCTCTAAATAATGGAATCTAAGGGTTTAGGTGACACTATAGAAAAGATAACTACAGCTACTGGTATTAAAACAGTAGTTGATAAAGTGTCAGAGGGTCTTAATATTCCTTGTGGTTGCCAAAAAAGAAAAGAAGCTTTAAACAACATGTTCCCTTATAATGGCGTTCAAACTAAGTAATCCACCATACTATATCGACAACACACCTATATACAACGTAGACTTAGGTGACGAAGTGTTAGGTAAAGCCGATAGGAATGGTAGCATACTTATAAATAAAAATATTACTGACGAAAAACAAAAACAAGATGTAATTAATCACGAGAAAATTCATTTAGATCAAATGAAGAGAGGTGATTTAGATTACAATGATAGTGCGGTTTTTTGGAAAGGTAAAAAATACTCAAGAGCGCAAATGGAAGAGGGCGCTAAAAACTTACCATGGGAAAAAGAAGCTTATGGAAAATAAAAAACCATTTAAAGAAACCGGGCTGGGTAAATTTTTACTCGGCGCTGGTTCTACTATAATTGATGTTGTAGGCGATGCACTTCCGGATAAAGGTCTTTTAGGTGTAGTTAAAAATCTTATAAACAAAGACCCTGATTTAAGTGATGATCAAAAAGCTGAAGCTCACGATAGATTGGTGGAACTTTATAGATTAGAAGTAGAAGATAGAGACTCAGCTAGAAAAAGAGAGGTAAATCTAAGGAAGTACGGAACAGACTGGATGTTTAATTTGACTGGCATAGTTGGACTTTCAGCTTTTGCTTTTTTAGTTTACACCGTAGTTACTACACAAGTACCAGAGTCTAATAAAGAAATTTTCATACATTTGATCGGTATAGTTGAAGGTGTTGCCCTTAGTATTTTTGGTTACTACTTTGGCTCTGCGATTAAAGAAAATAAATAAAAATTAATTAAATCAAATCAAATCAAATGAAAAAAGTAAATTCAATTACAAAAGACCAATTAACGAAAATTCAAGAACAACAAAAGCAATTATCTGATCTATTAAAAGACATCGGGTTTGTGGAAGTTCAAAAGCATGCTTTATTACACAAGCAAGCTGGTCTAAACGAAGAGATCGAAGCTTTTAAAGCTGAATTAGAGAAAGAGTATGGAGCTATTACTATTGATATAGAAACTGGTTCTTACACTGAAATAGTTAAAGAAGAAGAATAATGTCTTCCGTTATAAGAAAAATAAGTATAGGTTCTGACTACAAGAACGACGCAATGCACTATGCTGTAGGACAAAGCGTTTATGGTGGTCATGAAATAGCCTATATATTATTCGACGAAGAAGATAGCTCTTATAACATTCACATAAAGAAAAACAGCGAGGTAATGCCATGGAAGAAATTTAATTCTAACATGGCAATATCCGTTGAATACGATCTTGAGTACTAATGAGAAGTATTTACGACTTCATTGTGAAGCCAGTTGGTAAGCGCTATGACAACGAAAAGAAAGTTGGAGATAAAACCTTAATTACAAACTCATCAATAGAGAGTTTTAAGTCTGTAAATAATTATGCTGAAGTTGTAGCAACACCTTTAGCTTATGAAACAGGTATAAGCGTTGGTGATATTGTTTTAATACACCATAACGTATTTAGAAGGTTTTATGACATGAAAGGCAATCAAAAAGATAGTAGGTCAATGTTTATTGATGGATTATATTTTGTTGCGCCAGATCAAATATATTTATATGGACAACCTAAAAAATGGAAAACTTTTAATGATAGATGTTTTGTTGTTCCAATTAAAAATAAAGACAGCTTCTCTCTTGAAAAAGAGCAAAAGCTTATTGGTATACTTAAATACGGTAATAGTTCCTTACAAGCGCTAGAAATCAATCCTGGAGACCTTATTGGTTATACCCCAGGCGGAGAGTTTGAGTTTGTAGTTGACGAAAAGAAATTGTACTGTATGAAATCTAATGATATTGTAATTAAATATGAATACCAAGGAAACGAAGAAGAAAATAATCCTAGCTGGGCAAAAAGCAGTTGAGGAATTAATAAAAGTAGCTAGAGAAAAAATTGTTGATTCAGATGATGATATATCAGCTGATAGATTAAAAAATGCTGCTGCTACAAAGAAATTAGCAATATTTGATGCTTTTGAAATACTTTCACGTATTGAACAAGAAGAACAATTGTTAAATGATGAATCTGCTGATTCACCACAAAAAAATTTCAGAGGTTTCGCTGAAGGTAGATCTAAGTAATGTACGAACAAACGTTATATAAGATATTACCTGATCATATCAAGTCTAAAACTATAAAAACCCAAAATAGATATAAAAAGTGGGAGTATGGTTATAACAAAGAACATGATGTAGTTGTTATAAGTAAGACTGGTAAAATTGGAGAAATATACGAAATACAAGGATTAAAAATAGCATTACCTTTTATAGAGAATGCTTATTCAAGATCAGAAAACAAACTAGATCAGTATTGGGAAGCTCATGACATTCCAAAAGAATTGTCAAAGATTAAAACAATATTTGAGTGGGACACTTACCCTGATCACTTTAAAAACAAATGGTATGAGTATATCGATCAAGAGTTTGAATATAGGGAAAAAGGTTTTTCGTTTTACAACAAAGGTGTTCCTACTTACATTACTGGTAATCACTACATGTACTTGCAGTGGACCAAGATTGATGTTGGGAGAGCAGATTTTAGGGAAGCAAACAGATTATTCTTTATATTCTGGGAAGCTTGCCAAGCAGATAACAGATGTTTCGGAATGTGCTACCTTAAGAATAGGAGGTCCGGTTTTAGCTTCATGGCCAGCGGAACAGCAGTTAATATGGCAACAATATCTTCTGATGCGAGATTCGGGATCTTATCTAAATCAGGAGCAGATGCTAAGAAAATGTTTACAGATAAGGTGGTACCTATATCAATCAACTATCCTTTCTTCTTCAAACCAATTCAGGACGGAATGGATAGGCCGAAGACCGAGCTCGCCTACCGCGTACCCGCGTCCAAAATTACCAGAAAGTCCGTCGATAAGGTTTCCACAGCCAAAAACGATTTACAAGGGCTTGACACCACGATCGACTGGAAAAACACAGGAGACAACTCGTATGACGGTGAAAAACTAAAATTATTAGTTCATGATGAAAGTGGTAAATGGGAGAGACCAGATAATATATTAAATAACTGGAGGGTAACAAAAACAACATTAAGGTTAGGTAGTAGGATTATAGGTAAATGTATGATGGGATCCACTTCTAATGCTTTAGCTAAAGGTGGAGAGAATTTTAAAAGATTATATTATGACTCCGACGTTTCCAAGAGAAACCGCAATGGACAGACTAGTTCAGGATTATATTCTCTGTTCATACCTATGGAATGGAACTACGAAGGATTCATTGATACTTATGGAATACCTGTATTCGATACTCCAGAGAAACCAGTTAAAGCTGCCGACGGCTCGTTAATAGAGTATAGTGTAATAGAACATTGGCAAAATGAAGTCGATGGTTTAAAGAACGATCAAGACGGATTAAATGAAATGTATAGACAATTCCCAAGAACAGAGCAACACGCTTTTAGGGATGAGGCGAAAGAATCATTATTTAATTTAACTAAAATATACCAGCAGATTGATTATAATGAAGATTTAAGAAACACATCTGTTGTAACTACGGGAAGTTTTGCTTGGGAGAACGGTATGCCTGATACTAGGGTTGTTTTTAACCCTAATAAAGACGGTAGGTTTAAAATAACTTGGGTTCCACCTAAAGATCTGCAAAACCGAGTAATAATAAAGAATGGCACTAAATATCCTGGAAACGAGCACTGTGGTGCTTTTGGATGTGATAGTTATGATATATCTGGTACAGTTGATCAAAGAGGTTCTAACGGATCTTTACACGGTTTAACTAAGTTTTCTATGGAAGATGTACCACCTAACCATTTTTTCTTAGAATATATAGCTAGACCACAAACTGCTGAGATATTTTTTGAAGATGTTTTAATGGCTTGTATATTTTACGGTATGCCAATACTTGCAGAAAATAACAAACCTAGACTTTTATACCATTTTAAAAGGAGAGGTTATAGAGGTTTTTCAATGAATAGACCAGATAAAGTTTGGAATAAACTATCTGTTACTGAAAGAGAAATAGGTGGAATACCTAACTCTAGCGAAGATATAAAACAAGCTCATGCTGCGGCAATTGAAACTTATGTAGAACAACATATTGGTCTTTTAGATACTGGATATGGAGATATGTATTTTCAAAGAACACTAGAAGACTGGGCTAGATTTAACATAAATAACAGAACAAGTCACGATGCGTCTATTAGCTCTGGACTTGCTTTAATGGCTTGCAATAAACACAGATATGTTCCTGTAAATAGAATAG